CTATTTTATTATCATTCCCTGATTTTTTTAAATATACACGGAATGAAATTGATTAACTTCTGAACCAGTAGATAAAGTATCAGTATATGAACTACTTGAACTCGAACTACTCGAACTTGAACTACTTGAACTACTTGAACTACTTGAACTACTTGAACTAGAACTACTATCTGTACTAGATGATCTAGATCTAGAACTACTAGAATCACTAGAGCTTGATCTACCTCTATTCTCCGAATTTATTTGAATTCTTATATTTGTATTAGGATTTACCTCTACATCATCATCTTGTAAATTTAAATTTGCGTCAATTACTTGTTGTACTTGGCCTTGTTGTTGTTGCGACATATATTCTCTTTGGAATAATATATACCAAGAAAAAAAAAATTCGCAAATAACGGGCTTTTAAAATAAAATAAAATACTTGTATAATTCGTTTAAACCGTGCTATTTTTAGAGTTTACGAGCAACATAGCTAGAACTAGAGCTAGTTGAACTAGAGGTACTAGATTTACTTGAACTATCTGATTTACTCGAACTATCCGATTTACTCGAATTATCCGATTTACTCGAACTATCCGATTCTATTTCTATTTCTATATTTGTATCAGGATTTACTTCTACATCATTGTTTTGCGATAAAAAATTTAAATCGATTACTTGATCGATTTGGCCTTGTTGTTGTTGTTGTGACATATTCTCTTTGGAATAATATACACCAAGAAAAAAAAAATACGCAAATAATGGTTTTTTTAAATAAAATAAAATACTCGAATAAATCGTTTAAAACATCGTTTTATTAAAAATCAAAATCAATATCGTCAATGTTAATTTCAAGATTTTCATCATCAATAAAATCCAATTCAATATCAATTTTGTCATCAATCTCTAATAGCTGTTCAGGTTCAGGTTGTTCAGGTTGTTCAAGTTGGTCAGGTTGTTCAAGTTGTTCAGGTTTTCCTCCATTAATATATTTTTTCAAAAAAAGTTGTTCTTTAGTATTTTCTTCAGTACCACCAAGATACCATTCGCAATCGTCAAAATTATCAAAACAACCTGTATCATTTTTCCAATTGTAAATAGAAAATACTTTGGCACCAACTACAAGTCTCCATTCATATTGAAATTCTGTTTCATCTTTAAAGAACATAGGTTGACCAAACATATTAATCAAATCCTTTGTATAACAATCAAGAGTGTCCAAATTAAAAGTTTCTGATGTATCAAAATTACCCACTGAAATTTTAAATGTTTGCTCTGGCTTTGCATTTTTTTGAGTTTCTTCTGGCTTTGCATTTTTTTGAGTATTTTTTGCATTTTTTGTAATTTTTGTATCTTTTGTATTTTTTTGAGTTTTTGTATTTTTTACTTTAGCTGTTCTGAATTCATTTGCCATAAATTTTACATCATTTACTTCTTGTTCACCTTTAGTAATAAAGTAGCCCTTTGACATTTCTCTAATATAGGATTCTAACTTATTACGACCAGGTTCTTCAAAATTAGTTAAAACGGAATCTTTCCATTCTAATTCGCTATTATCAACAATATCTTTGATTTTATAATCAGTTGTTGGCAACCAAGCGATAAACTTTACTAATTCTTTTTCAAACTTTTCACTAAGAATAATACCAGACATTTTTAAGTACTTTTCTTATATTCTCAAAAAAAATTCAATTTTTTATTTTTTTTTACCTTTTATTATTTTACTAATATAATATAAGATATGGCACAATCCCAAAATATAAATTATTACTTAGGATCTGTGAAGGTAAAACATTTTATAGACACTAACAATGCTAGATTAACAAATGTAGGAAACCCAGTTGCTGACACAGATGCTGCAACTAAACAATACGTTGATACTAATGTTTTAACATCAGGTATCAATGCAGGAACTGGTATTAGTAGAGTTGGTAGTACATTTAATGTCAGTAATGATTTAACACACGTTACTGCTATAGGAAATGTTAATATAGGTTCTTGGTCTGCTAATACTATTAATGTTCCATATGGTGGTACTGGTAAATCAAATTTTACAGCAAACAAATTAGTTATGGGAGATGGAGCTAACCCACTTGTATCATTATCTGAATTGTCATTTGAATCAAACATTTTTAAATCAACTTGTCCAATTTATATTTCTAATACTACAAATTCTATTGGCCTTGGATCAGGTGGGAGTTTCACAACATTAGGTGGTGTTTCTGTAGCAGGTAAAGTTTTTATAGGAAACGATTTAGTTGTTTCAAACAATACATATATTCAAGGAGATATGACTGTCGGAAATGTTACTGTTAATGGATCTTCTAATTTTGGATCAGCTACCTTTTCAAATTCTACAGTAACAAATATAACTTGTTCTAATATATTAACAACTAATATTACATCAACTAATATTACATCAACTAATATTATATCAAATAATATCACCTCAAATAATATAATATCATCCAGTGTAACCAATACAAATTTATTAACTTCAAATATATCAACTACTACACTTATTAGTAATAACATAAATACAAATAATTTTATTACAACTAATATATCAGCATCTTCTTTTATTGTAACACCAAATATATTATCAACAAATACAACAACTTCAAATTTAGTTTTAACAAATTTAACAGGTTCTTCTGCCATCTTATCAAATTTAAATATATTATCATCAGTCACATCACCGTCAGTTGTATCATCTTCCATTTCATCCGTAAATATCAATTCTACAAATCTATCTGTATCATCTATTACCTCGAATAATTTAATTGTAAATACATCTACTATCCTTAATAACGTAACAAACTCAAATTTGTTTGTTAATAATATAACAGGATCAAATCTACTAATAACTAATATTTCTAATACAAATACCACAACTTCAAACCTCGTATCTACTTCTATCAATACTATTAACTTTACTTCAAGTAATGTAAGATCAACTAATGCTACAATATCAAACTTACTAACAACAAATATTACTACAAATAATTTAGCTAGTAACAATTTGATTTCAACAAATATATCTACCGGATTTTTAAGTGTATCTGGTACAAGTATCTTTACAACAATACAATCATCAAATATAAGTACCGGACAAATATATATAAGTAATATTGGTATTATCAATAATGCAAGTATCATTAATATAACATCATCAAACTTATTTAATACAAACAGTACTATATCTAATATTGTTAATGCAAACCTTACTACTTCAAATCTTTATGTAAACAATACAACAACTCTTGCAACCGTCGCTAGTATGAATTTGAGTACAGGTAATTTACATTCTGCAAAAACTGCATTTTTAAACAACCAAATTGTAAATACATCCACCATAGGAAACTTGACAGTTACAAATATATCTCTTTTAGGAACATTTAATAGTGATAACATTAGCACCAGTAATATATCCGTAAGTACAAATTTAATAGTACCATTTGTAAATAATACAACCCAAACAACAACTAATTTACTATCAACAAATGTTAAATCTACCAATATATCATCATCTAGTTTACAAATTTCTGGTATTTCTATTTTGGGAACAGTTAACAGTAATAATCTAAGTACAGGTACTTTATTTGTCGGGACAAGGAGCAACTTGACAAATGTAATCGCAACTAATGTCACAGTATCATCTATACAAAATACACATATAACAACATCAAATATTATTATAACAAACAACGCAAATATTAATAAAAAACTAACCATAGGATCTAATTTTTCATCTGCACCATCTACAACATCTGGTAATATTTTAAACGTAGCACCTTGCACATACACTGACACCACTACATCTGAATCCGGTGTTGTTCCATTTTGGACAACCAATTTTTTTGGTAGTACAACACTTTCAGCACAAAACAATATAACAATTGAAAAAACATGTAGTATATACTTACAAGGTGATCCCGTTTTAGGAGTAAACCAATCAAGAACTAATTCTGCAGCCTTGACAATTGGTTATGTAAATAATCAAACTGGTGGTAATATGACTGGTCAAATAATGTTGGAACGTAATGATGGAAATTGGTATGGATCTATATTCACAGAACAATCATCTAATCGCATCGTTATTGCAAATGCCAGTTTATCTGGAGGTGGTGGTATAGGTCTTTATACCTACACCGGTACAAAAATAAGTTTTGCTGATATCACTGGACCCTTAAACTTTACTCCTACCACATTTTTAGATTTTTCAAATACTACATCACAATTCTATTCAACATTAGATTCCACCAGTAAAAGTACAGGAAGTGTCGTTATCGACGGTGGTTTAGGTGTTGTTAAAACTATTACTTGCAATACAATTGTACCACAAACTATTGATGCTAGTATCACATCATTACAAGATGTTGACTCTAGTATTATACCGATAACTGGTCAATCTCTCGTATGGAATGGTTCTTTATGGTCTCCTTTTACAATAACTGGCGGAGGTGGTGCAAGTACTGGTCCAATTTCTATAGAAGTTTATCCTATGGAGTTAGTTATGCCCGTTATGGATTCTAATGGACCTGTATCAGGAACAGACGGTGATTATTATGTAACATCTAGTTCTGAAAATAATAGTACATATGCTGCTTATAAATGTTTAAGTAGCATTACAAATCCATCTGATTGGGCAACAAATGGAGAAAATACTAATTTTTGGATAACTGTACAATTACCAACTTTGCAAAATGTAAGATATATCGTATTAGAAGGACGTCTTAACAACGAAGATCCAAATTACATTACAGTACAAGGCAGTAATGATAATTCTACATTTACAGATATCATTGGAAACGAATATTTTACCGCACTAAATTACGACGGGTATTTTGCAGCTAGAATCCCAGAATCTAGTATTTCATATACTTATTATAAATTTCTTTTTGCAAATGGTTCAGGTCCTAATCCTGGTATAAATATGCTTAGATTATTTAAATATGACAATTCCACTTATACAGAAGGTATAATGGATAATTCATCATTAGAAGGTAATGGTATATTTAATTCAGCAATTGTTAATGGAAGATGGCCTATGGCATTTGAATTAACAGACTCTGGAGTTGTAAATATAAGAGCTCAATTTACATGTTATACAACACTATCATATGTTTATAGAAAATTCGCAATGTATATAGATGGAGCACCATTTAGTAATTCTGGATCAGCTTTTATTAAACAAATGATTCATCAAAATCTTCATATGGCAACACAAACATTAGAATGGACTGGTAACCTAACAGCTGGAGTACACACATTATCATTTTTCGTAGATGGTGGAACCGGTATTGTGTTTGATACAAATGACACAATACAAGTTAACGTAATTAAATATTAAAAACAAATAAAACAAGTATTGCTAAAAAAACATTTTATTATAAATCACAACATTCGTAACCTTCATCTTCATATCCACAATCAAACCCATATCCACAATCAAATCCATATCCTGTATCGTAGTCTTCTCTTTCATCGTATCTTTCATCGATTTCTGTGCCAATTTCATCGTATCTTTCATCGTATCTATTATCAATTTCTGTGTCAATTTCTGTGTCAATTTCATCAATTTCTGTGTCAATTTCATCAATTTCTGTGTCAATTTCCGTGTCAATTTCTGTGTCAATTTCCGTGTCAATTTCATCAATTTCTGTGTCAGTTTCATTGTATGTATCATCATCAATTTCTTTGAAAATTTCAAGATTTTCAAATTTGTTTTTACAATTTTCAGAATGATCAAGAAATAATACACCAGAATCATCTGCAAGAACATTGTCACAACTACAATAATTATCTCCTGTATTTTCATGTTCCTCGTCGTCATCACTCGTTTCAGGAATTTTTACTACAGCGTATACATGTTTTTCATAACCTGTCCCTTCTGTAAATTCAATAATACAGTTATCTAATAACATCTTTTTAATAATTACGTGATCCATTATAATAGAATATTTGTCACAAGCATATTTTTTAGCACTATTTATAGCCTTTGATAAACTCGAAAAAGTTTTCAAAATCTCAACAGATTGATTTGTGCGATAATTAAAATAACAAACAACAGCGTACATTACAAGCTTTTATTTTATTATAAAACTCAAAAAAAATTCAATTTTTTATCACAATTTATTCAATTTATTCAATTTATTCAATTTATCACAAATTATCACAAATTATCACAAATTATCACAATTTATTCAATATATCACGATTAATGATTAAATGTGTCTTGATATCTTGTAAAGCATCGTTTACAATAGGAATTGTGCTAGAAAATGTTTTTGTCTCAATTGGAATTTTATAATATCTATTATAACATTCGATTGCATCACATAATACTTTTAAAAATTCAGATACCAAAACATTATCATTACGATTACATCCAACATACCATTTTTTTGTACCTAACAAATTGTTATTATTATTCCAATCATATATAGAAAAAACAGCATCAGAATCAACGTGACAAAATTTCCACTCGTATTTACATTTACCAGATTTATATACACACGGTAATTCTTTAAAAATACTCCAAAGTTGATAAAAATTTAAGTTAACCTTTGCTACAAAATAACTATGATTTGTATCTACACCGTTATCCAAGAAAAATTTTTGAGTTTGAGTTTGTATATTCTCAATCGACATTTTTTCCAATTTAGAAAAAACATAACCCAAATCGTCATTTGTATTGTCAATATCCATATCCATATCAGTTGTATTTTAACGAATTTAAATTCTATTCAATTTTTAACAACAATCTGTTTCTGATAATCTTGTAATTAAACTGTCTTTAAATAAATGTATAATATCACGTTTACAAGTATTGCTTGCTATATGCCAAAAAATATCGTGTATATCATAAAATTCATTGTTGTCATTTAGATAATCGTATAAACTAAACTTGTATTTTTTACCACGTGTTTTAAATTCAAAACGATATTCATAACGAAAACTATCTTTGTTAGTTCCAGTCTTTAAAAAATCACCAAATGCGCTTTGTAATTGATGTGTTGTTATTGTATCCAATGAATCTATAAAATATGTATCGTTTGTATCTATTTCATGATTTATCTTTAAATTCTCCCTTTTAGAATTACTATTTAAAGATTTGTATTTTTTATAATGTAAATAAATCATTTCAGTCACATCCAAGTTTAATCTACTACCAAAGCCTCCAATTTTATCTTTTATATCAATGTTATAAAATCTAAACTTTGAAAACACTGTTTTTGTTAAACCAATCATATTGTCATCAGTCAATTTTTCTATATCATTTGCAATGTCTCGCTTTAAAATAACAATATCGTCAATCGTATTTGCTTCATCCAATTCTGCTAATTCGTGAAATACAAAATATTTTTCAACCAAATATTGCAAATAACTATCAATTTCTTCAATCACACCAACCATTCTAATAAATATCAATTTTATAAATAAATTCATTTTATTTATAAATTTTATACAATTCTTATCCGCTCCTCCGTGCAACTGTGTAACCGACTTTATTCTATTTTCATTTCTCTTTTTTTAGCCCTTTCATTTGTACGTTTTATTGTAACATACATGCACATTACACCAAAATACAATATCCAAATACTAGATACAACAATTATATACAAAAAATCGCTAAAATCACCATTTATCCCTCTCAAAATATTTGAAACTAAACCACCAGCCAAAATTAAATTCCACAAAATAGGAACTACTATATCAAATGATACATTCGTATTTAACACTTTTCTTGATGAAGTCCCCCACGAATTATCATTTATATTTAACATCGCATATATCTTTGCCGGAAATACTATCGTTATATACACAAACACATATAAAAAATAAAACATATTCTCCATTTTTTTACCAAATATACTTCCATATATCGACTTTAATAAACCTATTAAAAACAAAACAATAGTGTAAAATCCCAACTCAAATACCGTCCCCCTGTATAATATATACAAAAGATAACTCATAACTATATACGGAAACACCAATACATATACCAAATCAACTGTCATCGTTAAACTGTGTTTGTCTAAATTACCAGCACTCCAAAACATTTCCCTAAATGCAGATTTACTCCACCTAGTCTGCTGTTTAAAAAAACGATACAAATTACTAGGAGTCTCCGTCTCTGCATATGCATTTGATGAATATATAACCTTTTTTTTTAAACCCAAAATCTTGTTTGTCAAATGTCTATCATCACCATATGTACATAATTTACCAAGAAACACCTGTTTACTCCAATCTTCTATTACCATTTCTAAATAATCTAAATTATACATACCTATCGGACCAGATACACACATTACACCACCCGTAAATGACTGATATGCTCTTTCTAAATTAAAAGCATACCAATACCTAATTGAACTTAAAAACGACACCACAGAATCATATTTATTATAAATCCCTAAATTACCAGCTACAGCACCTATTCTTGTATCTTTAAAATATTCACACATTTCTACTATACAATCAGGATTTATCACTGTATCACTATCTGTACAAAATATACTACCTATATCTCTATTATACAATACATTTTCTAATAATGTAATTTTAAATCCTGTCATCATCGCACACCTTTTTCCACCATGTTTTTGAGCAATACATATTATATCGTTTTCTTTTATTGTCTCCATATGATTTATTGTCAAATAATCATCCGTATTTGCATTTTCCGGTAAATTTATATGAATACATTTATTACCAGCAAATGTAGTATAAAATAAATCTACCATATATTCATCTTCTGTATCATTCCCATCTATAATTATATACACCTTATTTAAATTAACCACATTCAAAAAAGCTGTTTTTATAGATTCTAAACACATTTTATAATACACCGGGTTTTCTCTATATCCAACTACCATTATGTTCACCTTTTTTAAAAGCAAACCACTTCTTTTATCAATTTTCCATGTATTAAATCTATTATTAATAACTGCTAATATAAATTGTAACAACATATATGCAAACAAGTAAAACCCATACACACTAATATTATAACGTTTAAAAAAAAACACATTCCATCCAAAAATATACTGTAAAATTATCGGAACAACTAATAATAATACCAGTATTATTATCCAAATATGATTAATATTAACCTGCATAATTTTTAATATTAGTTTATTTTTAAATCAATTTATTTTAGACTTTACTTAATATATAATCAAGAATTACCGGCACATTTTTTTTATCTGATTTAAATGATTTGTACTCTATACCAAATTCATCCAATAAATCTAATAACTGACTTGATATCACTTTCGATTGCTCTTCATTATGAATTCTCCCTTCTATTTCATATGGAAATTCTTCATTTCTTTCCAAAAATATATATACATTATCAAACTCTGACATCTTTGACAATATCATCGCCTCTGTCTTTTCAACATTACACACATTTTCCGGATGGTCTCTATTATAAAATAACCCTAATAACAAAGGTGAATCTAAACAAATATAATTCACTTTTCCATTCACAGATTTTATCATACGATATTGCTCCAAAGATACATTGTACTGATTCGCTAAATCATCTAAACGATCTTGCCATACCAATGTCTTTGCATACTCTTGAACATACTCTGCTTTATAATGTCTCATTTTTAACTCTGAAAAAATTAAAGCCGCCATCAAACTCTTCCCCGTAGATGGAGATGCAACAAAATTAATAACCTTTGTCTTCATTTATACCTTTATTATACCTTTATTTATACCTTTATTTATACCTTTATTTTTTATTACAAAATTCATTTTTTCTTTAAACAAATAACAACAACAATAACAACAACAATAACAACAACAACAACTTAGTTAAATTTAACTATAATTTAAATTTACCTTTATTTACAAAACAGAAAATCCAATTTTTATTGTTCCTGTAAGAGGATTGATCCAATCAACGTTTCTCAAAACGACTGAAAAAGATCCATCAGCAACGGATCCAACACGGATATTTGGTACACCTGCACCACCAAAATTGACAATGTTACTAAGAACAATTGAATCTGATCTAACATGTACATTATTAACAGTAAAAGCTGCACTACCCAATGTTGTTAATAATCCACCAGAAGTATTAAAAGTAGTTATAAAGCCACATGGAGAATCTAAAGTAACATCTGTGGTCAAACTAGTACCTTGTGTAATAGAAGATTTACTTGTTAATCGAATTGAATTTAAATTAGAGGGACCTTTAACTGTAAGAGCACCCAGTGTATAACTAATATTTCCTGATTCTGCCATTTGTTTATATATATACAATAAAAAAATTAAAACAAATAAACATATTAAAACATATTAAAACAAAATTAAAACAAGTAAACATATTAAAACATATTAAAACATATTAAAACATATTAAAACATATTAAAACATATTAAAACATATTAAAACATATTAAAACATATTAAAACATATATCCTTGGGTAAAAAATTTATCTGT